ACCATGACCTAAACCACCATCCATTATATCATTAACCACATCCCAAGGCGTTTTAACTGTTACTCTTGCAGATTCTGCAAGTCGTTCTTCTAATGATATGATATAATCGTGTCCTAAATCTCTTGTAGTACCAGCTTTCATAGCTTCATCTATAATAGATTTTATACCATCATAATCTTTGTTTTCTAATAAGTCAACTGAGTTAAGTATTGCAGTTTTTAATGTTTGATTTTTACAGAAGTCAAGTGTTTCTGATTGTACAAATTCTAAATCTGTAGCTTCTACATTTTTCCAAACCTCTCGTAGTTTATCTACTACACCAGATTTTAATACGTCATCATCTATCTCATCAATCTTATATTTTATAACTTCAAGTGTAGGTTGTTTTTTATATTCATAATAATAATCTACTATATTCTTTACTAACCATTTATTTGAATCTGAATCAAACATTGTTGGATTTAGTATATCACTAATAGTTTGAATAAATTTTACATCTCCCATCAACGAAGCTATAATTTTTGATTGAAATGATGTTCCAAATTGTGTTAGTGTTTCACTCATGTGTTTTTTCAGCGTAATGATTTAACTGATTAAAATTGGTAAGTAACCAACTATTAAGATTAGGAAGTGCTGAATATAACTTATCTTCCAAAAACATTTTTTGGTATTTGTATTTTACTAACCTATTAATTGGTTCTCTAACTTTTTGTATTATTTTAGTTTTTGTAGAGCCTGAAATGTCTACGTCTGATAATTGCATTAATTTATAATTCAATTCTATAACATCCTTTGATTCTGGTAATTCTCTAATAACTTCGTCTATATTAACTATACGACTTTCGCTCAAAAACGGTAATTTTTTTTGTATCGTTTTTAATCCTAGACCTTTTACACCTTTTATGTTATCTGATTTATCACCGTCAATAACTCTATACCAAATAAGATTATGAGATGATATACCAAACTCATCTAATACAGCTTGTTCATCATACATTTTCTTTTTAGTAGGACTCCATATTTTTATCCTACTATCGGCTAACTGAAGAAAATCTTTATCTGTAGACATAACTGTAATTTGAGATTCAGTAAGAACTTGTCTACACAAATATCCAATAGTATCATCGGCTTCAATATTATCATATGACAATACAGTGACTGGTAATACATCTAAATATTCTACAATACGTTGTAATTGCATAATCATATTTTGTTTCTCATCATCTTGAGAAGCAAAATCATAAGAACGATTTACTCTATATTTTGTTTTTCGATTTTGTTTATATTCTGGATATAGTTTACGGCGACGGGTAGACCCACCTTTACCATCAAATACTATGATGACACGTGTGGGTCTAAACATATTTATAGTGTAACCAATACTTCTTAGAAAACCAACCATTCCACCAACGTGAATACCATCATCGTTAGTAGTCGGTATAACTGAAAATACTCTTATGAAAGTATTTAAGCCATCTATTATCAGTACTTTATCGTTTGGTTTTCCGTCATCTAATGAGCCACCCTTTTTCTTTATTTCCTCAAATATAGATAAATATTTAGAATTACTCACTAATCTCCTCTTCGATAGTTACATCATCAATGCCAAAGTTTTTCTCATATTTTAGAATAACCTTTTCACATATTAGATTGTAACAATGTTTTTTGAAGTCTTCATCTTGAAGTTTTTCAGCCCATTCTTTAGATTGAAACTTGAGTTCTTCACCCAGGTGATTATCCATAGTGTACCAAGCTCCACCTTGTTTTACAAGTTTGTGGTCTTTTAACACGGTTAACCAACTACCTTCATCATCAATTCCACTCTCAAAATAAAGTTCAAAATCGGCGTGTCTCATTGGAGGGCCAAGTCTATTCTTAATGACTTGAGCTCTCATCTTCATACCAATAGTATTCTTTTTAGCGTCCTTGATTTGACCAAGATTTTTTAATCTGATACGTGTTGAAGCGTGAAATGGTAATGCTTTACCACCACTTGTAGTCCACGGGTCTCCGAACATAACTCCGAGTTTTTGTCTGAGTTGATTTGTAAACACAAGAGCAATCTTTTGTCTACCAATCATCTGAGTAATCTTTCTCATAGCTTTTGATAGAATGATTGCTTTACTTGTAGCCCAACCATCTTTATCAAACTCAGCTTCTAACTCTACTTTAGTTGTTGCAGCTGCAAGTGAATCTACAAGAATGGTTACTAACCTATCTTTATCTGATTCTCTTACTTTAGCAACTATCTCTTCTATAGCTGAAAAGATATCTTCTACGGTTTCTAAATGTAGATATAACATACTCTGTACATCTACACCTATAGAACCAAGAAACTCTGTACTAACAGCAGTTTCTGTATCTATATAGACTGCTACACCACCTTTTTTCTGAGTTTCAGCTAGAAGATGAGCACCAATTAGTGATTTACCACTTGACTCTAATCCGTTTAATTCCGTAATACGACCTACCGCAATACCACCGTTTGGTTTATTTGATATTGCTAAGTCTAACATAGTAGAACCTGTAGATACAAAATCTTTTATATCTGTAGGTGTGGTGTCTGTACCATCTAAGAAATATGCTACTTTCATATCCTTAAATTGTTTGTTTATAGTATCGGCTAAAACACCGGCTAATTCATCTCTTGTTGACATAAATTATCTCCAATTTTATTGTTAGTAAAAGTGGGGAGTATCCGGTAACACTAGCAGGCGGTTTTATTCCTGTCTTCAACTCCCCGTTGTTTTATTTAGCTATTGAATAAATCATCAAATGCGTCTGATGTTTCTTTTTTATCAAAGGAACTAGCAGGAGCGGCTTTAACAACCTCTTCTTTTTTAGTTGTCTCTTCACTTGAAGAATCACCATTTAGGTAATCATTAAGTGCTTGAGTCAATTCATCATAAGAACGTTCCTGATATATATCAGTAATATTCTTTTGAGATTCCGTGATAGTTTCAAGAGCAGATGCATCTTCTGTTATTGGAGTCTGATTAGGTTTTACCCTGATTGATGTTGAAGGAAAGGATTTACCTGTTTCTTCAGCGGTTTTGAATTCTACAGCTACATCACGACCACTTACTGAGTCTGTGATATCACCATAGTCTGGATCTGCGATAATGGAAAGCAGTTCTTGATAAACCGTCTTACCGAATCCCCAAAACTTAACACCTTGATTCTCTTCTCCACGTATTACTACTGGAGCGTAGGTTCTCATTTTGGCTTCAATCTTTCTACCCAAACGATAGTCGTCTTTAGAACCAGTTGATTTGAGTTTTTGTGCAAACTCTTCAATTGGGTCAGGCCTACCAAATGAAATTGGTGAAAGATAATTCTTACCACCTAAGTCATAGTGGAAATACAGCTCAATAAAAGGATTGTCCTTATTAAATTTATAAGGAACAATTCTAAGTACTTGAGTTCCCGGTGAGGGTTTCCAAAGGTTTGATGTTCTATTGTTTGTTGTTTGAAGTTGATTAAGACGATTTTTGATTGCGTTTAAATCCATTTGTTATCTCCTATTTTTAAGTTGTTAATTAGTATTTGTTAATCAAGTATAACCCTGATACATAAATAAGTATAATGAATCGTTTCAAAATACAATTTTATTTTTCAGTTTTGTCTTGTTCCCAAGTTTTTGTATCTACAATTGTATAAATTCGTGTTGGTATCTTATTTAGACCCTCGTCATTTGTAAGTAATAGACAATTCTTATAATTTTCCCAATCTATAGGAAATCTTTTATCTAACTTACCATCGTTTAGTTCACGAATTAAATCGTTGAGTGCATTTATAGTGTAAAGTGTGTTTGTATTCTTTTTTCTATGAAGTGAGATTGTGTCTTGAATACCTTGCACAAAATCTTCATCAAATTCTACGTTATACGTACAGATTAATTGATTAGGGTCATTTTCATTTGAGAATACATAAATTTTATTGAATACGATATCATTACAAGCTATGATTATATCTATAGTCTCGTTGAAATGATTTCGTTTAGTGAATGTACATAAT